ATTTACTGTATATTCTTCATTATTTATAATAATTACCTCAAAATTATAATTTATATATAATTCTTCAAAATTATCTAATATTTTTTTAATATTCAAAAATTTATTATTATAAATAATTATTGAGTATTTTATTTTTTTTAATATTTTAAATTCATTATAAATTATATTTTTCATTACTAAATTTATACAATATTATTTATATCTTTTATTAACATATTATGATAATCCCTAAAATTATTCATCAAATATGGATTGGACCTAATAAAATTCCAAGTATTTGGATGGATACTATTAAAAATTTTTGTAATAAATATAATTATCAATATATATTATGGGATAATAATGCTGTTGCTAATTTTAATCTAGTTAATAAAAAATATTATGATATCGAAAAAACTTATAATGGTAAATCAGATATCCTTAGATATGAAATACTTTATAATTATGGAGGAATTTATATTGATGCTGATTGTGTTATTTTAAATGATATTTTGCTAGAACAACTAATTAACAGTTTTAATAATTCTAATTATCAAATTGCATTTGGTTATGAAATTAATTATAAATTAATAACTGGTAGTGTTATTATTTCAACTATTCATTCGCATTTTATAAAAGAATGTATAGATAATGTAAAAATTAGAGATTTTAAAAAACCACCATGGATGTCAGTTGGACCATTGCTTATTACTAATATATTTAATCAACTAAAAGATAAATCTAATATATGTATTTATTTATCAAATGTTTTTTATCCAATACGTTGGCATGGTATTAAAACCATTGATCATCATACAAAAATAGATATTCCAAAAGAAAGTATCATGTTTCAATATGGTTATTCGACTAATAATTTACAAGATAAAATATAATTTTATAATATTTATAAATGATTTATTTTACAAATTAATATATCTACGCATCCATCCTAATAATTTTTCTATTGCAATACAATCAATATAATTATATTCTACTATATTTATAATTTTACTATTAGTATCATATATTTCTAATTTATTATTATATATATCTCTAGCTATAAAACTACTTAAAAGTCCATCATCTAATTCTGGCCAAGATAAATCTATCATATTATATTCATTTAATTTTTTAACTACCTCTTTTAAGCCGAAACTAAAACATTCTTTTATTATTATTGGATTTTCTTCATTTTTATATACTTTTAATAAATCATACCATGGTAAAATATACTTTCTATCTAATAATTTATTTATATTTATTTTTTTATTAAATAACATTGGTTCTGCATATGACCAGTGTATTAGTCTACACATTTTATAATATTTTTCAATATTGATATTTATTGGTTTGAAACTAACTATATAATCAACAAATTTATTCATCAAATCTAATTCATTGTTGCAAAAAATATAACTTGTATTTTTACATTTATTGTTTTTATTTTTTTTTATAATCCTATTAATTATATTATTGTTATATTTAACATTATTTATTATAAAACATTTGTATATATATTCATTATCTTTTTCATGACAAACACCAATCATATATATTTTTTGATTATCATTAAATTCTATTATTTCATCTTTTGTATATTTACTTTCATCATAAATTAATTCATTATTATATGTTTCAAAATCTACAAAAAATTCATATTCTAATTTCTCACACCAATTCATATAATTACTTTCTTTATCTAATATTACTAATTCATCGCTTCTTGTCATATCTATCATCTTGTTTAAAATTAAACTTCTCTTTGATTTATCTTTTAATCCTAATATATTACATGTTAAATCCGGATTATTATAATTTTTAATTTTTTGTTTCCATGCTAATTTTCTATTTTTTATACCAATATTCCATAATAACGTTATTTCTTTGTTCTCATAAGCTACCATTTTCTTTATCTTCCTGTAATTCTTATCATAATTATTTTTCATGTTCGGATATAATTCATCCTTGTTAATTGGATTAATTGTATAATCTTGCCAATTTTCTTTTAATTCTTTCTTCCATTTTATTGCATTTTCAATTATATTATTGTAATCATTATCATGCATTTTTTCATAATCATAATTTATTATACCTAGTCTCTCAAATGGATTATTTATTATTATTGTATTTTTATTTGAAATATATTTATACCTCTTGCCAAGTATAAATCCAATATTAACTTCATTGTCTATATTATTCTCTTTAAATATATTATTTAATGCATTTGTATATATGTAAATTTGTTGTTTGTAACCATTATATAATAATCCAGATGATACATGCTCTCCAGAATTTATAAGTGTAATAGTAGAAGATTTAACATCTATTATATAATATTTATTTCTATTACTTTCTACTTCTGGTACACTATCTACAATATATTTATTAATCCAATAACCACTTACAATAATGTCAGGATAACCGTATGTATTATTTTTTTTATTAATTAATACAGAACCAAGTATTATATCATATTTTTTAGATATTAAAATTGTAACAGTTTTCTTAAATTGTTCTGATATATTATTTGTTTTTCTAAATTCATATAATTTATTTAATTCATTATTTATATCCATATTTTTTTTTATATCATTAAAAATATTATTTTCAAATATATATCCGTCTTCTACTATGTAATCAAATGATGTTTTATGTTTTTTATTACTATTCGAAATTTCATTTATATCATCTAATTTTCTCTTTTTTAAACTATTACAATCGATTGTATATTTATTCTTCTTTAATAATTCTAAATAATCTATTATACAATCATCACGAGTGTAATTAACTAAACTTGTTGCACTTTCATATTCACTTATATTTATGTTCATATTACTACGTGTTTTCATTAATATAAATTTTAATATTCTCAAATATTAAAACTAAAATATTTATTAAAAAAAATTATTATTTATTAATTATTTATTATTTTTTGTTTTTGTTTTTTTAACATTTTTCTTTTTATTATTAGTTATTTCTTCTTTATCTTCATTATCTTCTTTAACTTCTTTAACTTCTTCAACTTCTTCAACTTCTTCTTTAACTATATCTTCTGTTTCTACTATATCTTCTGTTTCTATTTCTTCTATTTCTTCTATTTCTTCAGTTTCTTTATCTGATTCTTTATCTTCATTAATATCATCAATAATTCCAATATTATTGCTATCTAATTTTAATTTAATTTTAGAAGAAATATCTTGAGAAATTAAAAAATTTGTAACAGTAAGTAATACATTGATATTTAATGTTTTTTTGTTAGAATATTCAATAATTAATAATGCCAACTTGATTAAATCATATTGTAATGATAATATAATATAAGCTAATATATTTCTAGTTTCATATTCTATCATTAGTTTTGATCCATATTTTGATTCTAAATTATCTAGTACTTTTTTAATATTGAAAAATACTCCATCAAAATAATTAATAGTTGAATTATATTTTTTAATATATTTTAAAGCAAAATCATACTTATTTGATGTTGTAATTGTATTATTTAATAAAATTGGAGTTAATAAATATAATCCATTCGTATCATTTTTTGTTACATTTTGCAATGAGTCCGATAATAACTCTTCAATTGTCATTACTAATAATAATACTAATCCTTGAGAAAAAACACTTGGTTTATATTCTCCATATCCAATATCATTAAAATGTGCTTTTATTTTCCTCCTCAGTTGTGATAAACTAACATATTCAGATATTTTTAATGTATTATTTACTTTTTCCATTTATTATATTAAATATATATAATGTTACTTTTAACCTATTTATTATTTTATTATAAAATATTAAATATTCAATATTTTATTACTAAAAACTAACTAATTTCTTTAAAAATTAATGTAAAAATGGTATAGTTGATTTGGCTTGATAAGCTTTTATTTCTTCATCTAGTTCATGAACTGCTCCATTTAATACAGCATTGTATGCTTTTGATGTATTGTTGGTTAATTGTGTCCATTCAAATGTTAAAGGTATTTTATTGCATTTTTCAACATTCTTAACGTTATATTTAATTTCAATTATGTATGTTCTGTTAGATATAACACTTTCACAATCATTTGATACTTTACATTCTTTTACTTTAATAACTTTGTATGCCTCGTTTTTTCTTAAAACACAGAATAAAGTATCGACAAAACTTTCCAACCATTCAATATTTACATTAACATCGTAAGATGATGTATCTCTTAATATTACATTGGGTTGAACAGCTATTAATTTACTTCTAATGAAATTTAATACTATTATTATATCGGATATTGCTAATAATTCTTCTCTGGAACAATTGTATTTTTTAACTAAATGAACACATTCATTTGCACTAATTGGTTTACATTTACCTGCTAATGACGAATCATTGCAAGGTACAAAGGTACTGGCTTCAGAACATGATGTTTTATCTGAAAAAGTAGCTTCGCTGCATGAACTTGAATCTGTTAATTCACATGAACTAGATACAGAATAAGAACATTTACTTTCAGAATTTGAACTTAATCCAGTTACAGATACTATTGAACATGAATCACTTGATTCGCAACTATAAGTATTTGATGATGACATTATTATATATATATATAAACATATAATATTTTATTAATAACTATAAAAAAATTTAACTATATATTTATTATTAAAACGCGTTTTAATATATTAAATTATTGTTAATAATTCTTCTTCGATGTTATTCGAATACATACTATTTAAGCTTTTTACATCCATTAAATTATCATATAAATTATTATCTATATTGTTTTTATTTGTATTAGAATCTACCATGGCATTTATATTTATTGTATTATTTGGTACTGGTACTGTTTGATTTAATTTGACATTCTTTGCTAAATATCTATTTCTTACATCATCATTATTCATGTTTATTTTTCTACTTACACATACATTGTCTATATGAGGAATAACTGTTTCAACTCCATCTTCAATTCTTGAATTATAATTTACATTTGCATACATATTACTATTTGATAAAGTTCCAAATGAATCAACTTTATTCTTTTGAAGTAAATATATTACTATTAATATTATTAATAATACAATTATTGTATTTAAATTCATAAGTATATTATTATTATACAAATTAAAAATTATAATTTATTTTTATTATAATTATAATTATTTTTATAATTATTTCTATAATTATTTCTATATTTGTTATTTTCTTCTGTAGGATTTAATAACTCCTTGTGTATGCTTAACATGTTTAAATACAACCTATTGTCGTTGTTCTTAAATCTCGTAAATAATATACATACTAAATCATCATTACTCAATTCTTTGGTATTTTCTAAATCAATTATTTTATATTTTTTTTCATCTATATAATTTTTATTATAAGTATAATTATTTTCATTGTAACTATTTTTAATGTTTTTCTTATATGGATTATATAAATTTGTAATATCTTTTTCTAATTCAATTATTATATTATTTTCCTTATTTTCTTCACCAATTTCTTTAACTTCAACTTCTTTAACTTCAACTTCTTTAACTTCAACTTCTTTAACTTCTTTAATCTCTTTAATCTCTTTAACCTCTTTAACTTCTTTAACTTCTTTAATATTATGTTTATCAGTTTTTTTATTTTTAACTATATCTGTAGTTAAATTAATCTGAGATAAATCAAGTTCTTTAGATTCTTCTAGTTCTTTAGATTCTTCAAATTTTTTAGATTTTTTAGTTTGTTTAAGTTTTTTAGGTTCTTCATATTTTTTAGATTCATTAATTTCTTTTGGTTCTTTTGGTTCTTTTGGTTCTTTTGGTTCTTTTGGTTCATTTAATAAAGATGTTGTTTGTTTTTTAGATTTTTTAATTGGTTTTTCTTGAGCAATATTTTCAGTAATTTTAATATCTGATTCTATTTTTTTAGTTCTGGGCATTTTTTAGTTTATATTATAGAATTAACTATGAATTTTTATATTATTTTTAATTTTTATAATAAGTATTATATATAGATGGATTTTAACAACAAGCATATAGTTTTAGTAATACTTATAATAATAATAGTAATATTTATATTTAATTATGATATATATATTGTACCTAAAAATGAAGAAATATGTAAACCAATTTATATAACTAAAAGAGATATGTTCGATAAATTAAATGATAATGAACAAGATATTTATAATAATACTATAGAAAGATTTAAAGATCTAAATTTACGTGAAAATTTTGACTCAGCTATTGATAATAAATTAATTTTTTCTAAAAAATTATATATTATTCAATCTATTCAAAATAATTATAAGAAAAAAATTATTAATGATGTTATTAAAATATTAAATTATATTCCTATGAATATATCTAATAAAAATATTCAAGAATTACTAAATTTTTATGCAGATATTTATAATAAATCATCTTCAATTAATGATTTTTATAAAAATATCAACTCGAATTATAATTACAATAAATATCATAACTCAAAATATTCAAAACTAATTATATTTTTAATAGATCAATTCGATAATATTAATAATAATCATGATAATGATGATAATGATGATAATGATGATAATGATAATGATGATAATGATAATTAAATACTTTATTTTTTATAATAAAAATAAAGTAATTTTTAATTAAAAAAGAATTTTATAAAACTAAATCCACCACCATATTGAACTTTTTTTTCAGATGCATAAAATAATGTTCCTATTGTAGTTACACCAAATAATACTACTAAAATAACTTTTTGTATATTAAAATAGTAATTAACAATTTCTAATCTCGACGATTCACTTAAATTTGGATCAACTAATAATAAATTATATTCATCTATTTTTTTACTTTCATATAAAAAATATATAGTTAAAATTATTAATATTCCAATATTCCATGCAAAATCTAATTTAGTAGTCATTATAAACCATACATATACTAATAAAGTCATTACTATCATATTCAATTGATGATTACTTGTAATTTCAATTACAAATGAATTTCCAAAAATCATCATTAATGTCATTATTAATATTATTAATATTATATGCTGTACATATCTATTTGTCTCTATCGCGTTTTTAAAACTATTTGAAAATAAATTAGAACAATGATTACTTGATATTATAATATAAACTAATAATATCAGTCTTCCTATCGATAAATTAAAATCCATTATATATTAAATAACTATTTTAAATTATTTTACTAAAATATTGTTCTTGAAATATCTATATTGTAATTACCACTGTTTTTATTATGAACATAATTCTCTATTATACTGTGAATATCATATTCATGTGGTATTATTATTCCGTTATTATTTCGTATGTTATTATTTTGTATGATATTATTTTGTACATTATTTTGTACATTATTTTGTATATTATTTTGATTTATATATTCTAATTTTTCATCTATATAATAATTTGTATTTAAATTTTTCATATAGAGTTGATCTAATTTTAATGAATTATTTTGCTTTATGAAATTATTATATTGTTGTGGTATTTCTGTTACTATTTCTTTTGTTACTTCTTTTGTTACTTCTTTTGTTACTTCTTTTGGTATTTCTGTTGGTAATTCATATTGAATGGGCATTGTTTTTGCATTAATCATTGTAATATTTTTTTTAGCTTCAATAGAATATGTAATATTATTATTGTTATTATAATTGTTATTATTGTTATTATAATTGTTATTATTGTTATTATAATTGTTATTATTGTTATTATAATTATAATTGTTATTATTGTTATTATAATTATAATTGTTATTATTATTGTTATTATAATTATTTAATTTATATTTAATAAGTAATTTTAAGGCTAAAGTAGTATTAATATTATTTTGATAGGTACTTCTTTCATTATAAAAATCAATAAATTCTTGTTTAGTCATTTTATCAAAATGAGAATGATTTAATCCTAAAGTATTTAATGCTAATTCTATAGATAATTTTTCACTATTAATACTAGTAAGATTAAATATATCATCATGATTTATATTATAATTATTAATATTTTGATTATTAATTAAATTACTATCATTTATTAAATTTGAGTTTAAATTAGAATTTAAAATTGAATTTAAATTTTGTGGTCGAAATGATTTATTATTTGAAAAATTATTATTATTAAAAAACATATTTATAATTATTATATATATGTTTTTTATTAAAAAATCTTATAATTTATTTATATTAACAAAAAAATATTTTTATAAATTATCATTGAAAATATCTACTAGTTTTATTTCATCTATTAAACCGTTTTTTTTACACTCATTCGCGTCCCATATTAAATCGTGCTTTAGTATTTTTGGAATTTTCTTTTTAGTTATCTTTGTATAGGTTCCGTATATTTCTAATATTCTATCCATCACTTTGTTTGAATTCTCAAATTGATCTTTTAATTGCTCAAAATTACCTGACATAAATGTAGATAGTTGATGAATTAACATGTATGAACTTGGTGTTATAAATCGTTTAGTACCTGCAATACTTATTATTGTCGCTGCACTTGCTGCTAGTCCTTCTACTACTGTATATATTGGTATATGCTCTTTATATTCTAATATATAATCAAATAATGAAAATCCTGCATGAACATCTCCGCCAGGTGAATAAATATGAAGATATAATGGTTTAGGTTTGAATTCCGCAAAAATATGACTTGACTTTACTTTTTTTATTTTTAATAAATATTGTCGCATCAATTTTTTAACTTCATCAACCGAATCTTCACTTACATCTGTATGAAAATATAGATGATTTTCTTTTATATAAATAGTTGAATCATCTGATCCAAAAATATCTGGAAGCTTAAATGGCGTATCTTCAGTTCCATCATCATCATCTTCTTCGTTTTTTTTTGTTTTTTGTTTTTTATTTTTTTCTTTTTCTTTTAACATATTGTTATAATAACTTTCAATTGGATTATTACCAAAATAAACTTTTGAAATAGTCCTTTTCATTATTATATAATCTATATAAATTAATCTTTATACTCATTTAAAAAAAAAATTGAAATACTAAATGTTTGTTTGAACTTTTAAATCTAAAATAGTTACTTACAAATTTAATAAAGAACGCATAGACAGCAAACAAATATATTCTAAACAATGGAGTTTTTGAATATCACTGATGAACTAGTTGAATCTAGTACACAAAATATACCATTCATCCCTATGGATCTCTTGACAAGTGATATTTACCAAGGCCCAACTTATGAAAGTAATTGGGTTATTCCTGGTTATCTAATGGCTGGTGCTTATCCAAATAAAGAAGAAATAAAACAGATTTTAGATAAAGGAATAAATGTTTTTGTTTCTCTGCAACATGAATTAGGTGGACTCAATGCACCCAGGTATGAAGCATGTTTACCCGAAGATATTATTTTTGAACATCTTCCTATTCCAGATCGTAAAACAACAGACGATAATTTGGTAATACCATTTGTTCAAAAATTAGCTAAATACATACAAGATGAAAAAATTTTGTATGTTCATTGTTGGGGAGGACATGGTCGTACTGGTACGATTGTTTCTATTCTGTTACATCTCTTATGGAAAATTAATCCCGAAGAGAGTATGGCATATTGTCAAAAAACACACGATCTACGTAAATTACCAGTAACAATTAGTTCTCCTGAAACGCCAGATCAACGAGAACAAGTTACTCGAATTATAGAAAGTTTTTTATAAAAAAAAATTATAAAAAATAATTTATTTAAACATAAAATCCATATAATGCAGGATTTATTTTTTTTTTTATATCTTTTAATAATAAAAAATTATTAATAGCTGTTTTAATATCACTTAATAATAAGTTTACTTTTTCATCAATAGGTAATAAAAAAACTCTTTTATTATGAACAATTTTTATATTTAAATATATAGTTTCCATATCACCTCCTTGACATTCAAAATTATCATAATTCTCTTTTATTAAATTTATTAATTCATCATCTTTAAAATTATTATCTACTCTCCAATTAGTTTTATCATTTATTTTTTTTAATAGTATTTTGGCTAATTCATTATATGTGTATTTTTCTATATTAAATCTAAATGGAAATCTTCTTTTTAAACCTTCATTATAACTAAAAAATGAACTATTTAATGCATCCTTGTATCCCGCAATTATACATATAAAATTACCCTTTTCTTCAGTTAATGCTTGATTTAATGTATCTAAACATTCTTTTGAAAATGAATCTCTGCCTTCTGGATTTCCTAATGAATATGCTTCATCTATTAATAATATACCACCATATGCTTCATCTATCTTTTTTTGAGTTTGAACAGCCGTATGACCTAAATATTTACCAATTAAATCAGATCTTTTAACTTTTACTATATGATATGTATCATTTGTAATTTTCCATCTATTATGATTTAATACATTTAATTTTCCATATATTTTTGATAAAATTTCAATAAAAGTAGTTTTACCAGATCCTGGAACTCCTGTTACTACAACATGAAGCAAATCTTTTGAATATTTATCATAATTACTACATTTATTTAATAAATATATTATCATGTTTAATACTTCACTTTTAATATTACTTAATCCAATCATATCGTTTAATTCAATTAAACATTCTCTTACGTTTAAAACTAACTTTAAATCTATACCATTGTAATATCTACGCATTCTACAATGATAATATGATGATAATTTTATTAAATCATCTAGTGAATTAATCTCACTCATTTCTACTTTGTTTGCTTCATACCATCTAGAACCAAGTTTTTTATGATTACAAATAGTACTAATGCAAAAATATTTTGGTTTTTTATATTTTTTTTCATTATTTTCATTATTTTCATTATTTTCATTATTTTCATTATTTTCATTATTTTCATCACTAGTATCATCACTATTAGCATCAATATTATTATTTGTAACAAAATTTCTTTTTTTAATAATAATTTTTAATGGCTCTTTATCATTACTCATAGTATAATATAGAAAGTAGAATTATTTTTATATTAAATATTATTTTACTATTTTTATAAACTTATTTAATATTATATATATTTTTATTTATTATAATAAATGGAATATTTTTTTAAAAATTTTAAAATATTAAAACTTTCAGATCAAAATATTAATTATTATAAAAATTATAAATATAAAAGTTTAGATACTAGTTTATTAACTTATTATTATTCTAATTTTTGGAATTATATTCAAACATTTGTACCAAGATTTATTCATCCAAATATTATTACATTTAGTGGATTAATATCAATTATTATTCCATATTATTTTTCTAATATTAAAAATTCTAATATTTATATGGCATTAGGAACATTTTTATATTTTAATCTTGACGCTATTGATGGTATTCATGCAAGAAATACTAAACAAATATCAATTATTGGAGAATATGTTGACCATTTAATAGATCTTATTAATTTAGGTATGATTTCTGATTATCTTTTAAATCAATTAGGAATTAGTAATATATTTATTAAAAATATATATATATCAACATTATCATATACCTATATAATTTCACATATTGAAGCATTAGAATATAAATGTTTAATATTTGAAAAAATTAGTGATATATCATTAATTATAACATTAACTATTATAACATTTTTATTAAATATAAAATTACCATCAATATTATTAAATAATTTTTTATTGATTTTTATAGCATTTGTATTTAATTTTTATATAAATTGTAGAATGATAAAACAATTATTTTC